TATAATTTTTCAGGTAATTTGGCAAAAGCATATTAAGTTCTTACCTGGCGTAACGTATTGAGTTACAATGAGTTACAGCGAAAGTGCAAAAAAAGAGTTTGGCAAAGGTTTTTACACTTTTTTGCACTTTTTTACACAATTTTGGCAAAACTTTTTTAGCTACTTTTTTGGCTTTGGTTTGCTTTTTTTTTGTTTATTTACCTCTTGAGCGAGGAGAAGTATACGGCCAATACTATCCCTAAGTCTGGCATTCTCCTCCTCGAGCTGCTTAAGGCGAGCCTGCAAAGATTCTAATGTCTCTGGTGGTGGTTTATCATCATCCGTTAGTAACCAATTAATGTCGCAACCTAAATCTTTGAGCTTTCTTAATATATCTCCACCAGGTATACTTTCATTATTAAGATAAACATAAAGACTTGGTGGTTTCATATCAAGTAATTCAGCAAGTTTAGAAACCGAGCCAATATAATTTTCTGCAAAAAAACGAAGTTTTTCACCTATTGTCATAAAAAAATTTTATAATTACCTAAAAAATCTCTTGACAAGTATTAGGTAATTACCTATATTTGTAAAAGAATTTTGACATTATTTTAATAAAAAAATGACCCAGCAAAACGAGTCACTAAAAAATGAATTAGCGAAGATTGATAAGAAACTTATAAATCAATCTGAAATAGCAAGACGTTTAGGTGTTCATTACTCTTATATCTCGCTAATTCTATCAGGTAAAAGAAAGAACGATAAATTACTGCAAAAAATTATAGAAATAATCAAAAATGCGGCTTAAATCCTTGAAAAATGGGCATTTAAGCCGCTTTTTTTGTTCTTACAAAAATAGTTTGAGTTTGAATTAATGTCAATTAAAATTTTGGAGAAAGTTTTTAATGGCACTTTTCAGAACGATTAAAATGATTTTATACGAAACTATTCACCGAAATAAGAAATCGGTAGAGCAAATTGCTGATGAGATTGGAATTAGTGCGAGTTACTTGTATAGAGCAGGCTTACCATTAGATGAGAGTGGTGTTAAATTTCCACTCGATTATGTCATTCCATTAATGAAAGCAACTAATGATTACAGGATATTAGAGCATCTTGCACAGGTATGTGGTTTTATTCTAATCAAGCAGCCGAGAGTGAGGAATCCAAAAGTAGATGGAATAAGCTTGGTAAGTGATTATCAGGATATTACCACCGATGCGGTGAGGAAGCTTAAAAAGTTTTTGGATAAGCCGGATAAGACGAGATATGATGAAGTGGTGGAAGCGTTGCAAAAGGTGATGCAGAGGTCCGCAGAGGCAAAGAAATATTGTGAGAAAACCTATAGCGGACAAATGGAGCTTGAGCTATGAACCAGAACGAAGAATTAAGACTTTATAAGACGGAATTGGACGAAAATTTGACTGATTGCGGTTGCCACCTTTTAATCAAAGGTGGCAACCAAGGAGGCAACCGAGGAGAAAAGGTAGCAACCGATGATAACTCTTTAGAAAATAATAATTTAAGTCATGTTGGGCTTTGGATTAATGTTTCTGAAGGTAGCAACCGATTAGGGATAAAAAAACAGACTATTAAAAAACATATCAAACTGTATCATTTTGAGACACGAAAGGTGAAAATGAATGGCGGATGGGGGTATGAGATTAGCGTTGAAAGTATGTTTCGGTACTACGAAAGCATTGGGGATTGGGATAAATGTAACAGGATTTTAGAACTCATCACTGGGAAGGAAGAGATAAAACCAATCAGCGGGGCAAATGATATTAGCGAAGAGGCTTTGGCTAAGTATCAGGTGTGCAGAATGTTGGATATGGTGCTAATGAACTCAAGTAGGAAGGTGCGAGCGGTTGAGAATTTTGTTGTGAGTTTTAATGCGGGTATGTACAAGACGCTACTGGACATTATTGGACCGATTAGTGTGAGGAGCGTGTATAGGTGGTATAAGCTTCTGAAAGACAATGGGTGGGAGCTTAGTGTTTTGGAGCCGGGCTGGAATAAGATAGAGAGGACGAATAGGACAATATCGAATAGAGAAGCTGAGATTTTGATACCGCTGATTTTGAATCCGAACCGCCCCTTAATTAGTGAAATCATCAAGCAGGCAAAAGAAGAATTTTTAAAACGCGGGATAGCAATCAAGTCGGATGTGACATACAGAAGGTTTATTAACGAGTGGAGCAAAAAGAATGTGGATTTATGGACGCTGGGGAGATACGGGATGAAGGCGTTTAATGATAAGATTATGAAAGATATACTGCGTGATAAGGATAGAGTGGAAGCCGGTGATATTGTGGTGGCGGATGGACATACATTGAATGTTATGGTAATTAATCCGCTTACTGGTAAGCCGCAAAGGATGACTTTAATAATGTTTTTTGATTTTAAGTCATCGATGCCATTGGGTTGGGAGATAATGCCGACGGAGAATGTTCAGGCGATTGCGAGTGCATTAAGAAGAACGATATTGTTGTTGGGGAGATTCTTTATTAATCCATATACAGAAGGTGACGGGAAAGAAGTTGGGTTTGTGCCAAGGGTGGTATACTTGGATAATGGGAAGGCATTTAGAGCGAAATATTTCAATGGGGTGAAGGATTTTAGAGATACAATTATTCCGGGATTATTCGGGAAACTTGGGATTGAAGTAATGTATGCAACACCTTATCACGGGCAGAGCAAGACGGTGGAGAGGTGGTTTAGGACATTGGGAGAGATGGAGAGGAGATTGCCGGCATATACTGGAACGAGTATATCTGGGAAGCCAGCGATGTTACTCAGGAATGAGAAGCTGCATAAGAGATTGTTTGATAATACGCCTATTGAAGTTGAGAGTTTGGCGGCGACACTTCAGGAATACATCAAGGAATATGCAGAGCAACCGCATCAGGATGGGCAATATAAGGGTTTGTGTCCGGCGGAAATTTTTATGCATTCCATAAACAAACTTAAAAGCCAGCCGGAGAGATTGAAGGGTAGAATAATAAGCAAGAGCGAGCTTAATTATTTGATGTTGAGTGATGAGACAAGAATAATTACGAAGAATGGGATAAGGTTCAGAGGCAACTATTACTATAATGAAGAAATGCCAAGAATAATCGGCAGTAGGGTTGTGATTAAATATGACATTTGGGACGATCGGGACATATTGGTATTGGATGAGAAGGAGAGGTTCTTGTTTATAGCGAGCAAGGAAGATATGAGATACCATCCGGCTGCGAGACTGCTTGGGACAGAGGAAGATGTGGCGATGCTTCAGGAGGCATTGATTGAGAAGCAGAGGATGAAGAGAGAGACGGTGGAAGAGTTTAAGGCGATTGTGGCGATGCGTGTTGAAGAGGTGGATAAGACAGCGAAGACGGAGAAGACAGAGAGGGCAGATAAGAAGAAGAAAGAGAGTGAAATGGAGAGGAAGAAGAAGGCGATTAGGGAATATATGAAGTTGATTGGTTACGAAAATCCATTTGAAAATCCAGTTGAAAGATTACTAAACAGAAAGGAGGAGAGATGATAGATAAAATTATTATCACATTCTTACCTGGGACATTCCAGAGAAATGCTGTAATGGATGCGGTGAGTATAGCTGCCAGATATGATTGTGATGTTGAGTTTGAATTTGGTGGAGTTAAGACAAAGGTTGTTCAAGACAAAGAGATTAAGGGTTTGTATAGGATAGAATATAATTATGATGGCAGCAGATTGATTGAGAAGGTAAAAGTGGTCACAGAAGACAAGAGTGATGAAAGTCAAAACACAAAGCCCCCGATGAAATACATCGAGGGCGAGAAGAAATAAAAAATGGAGGTTGTATGAACAAAATTAATAAAGTAGTTGATAAAAATACATTAGGCGACTTAGAAAGCCGCAGCGTTAAGAACGACCAGGATGGTCGTGCTACAATTTTTGAAAAACTTCGAGATTTTATTGAGAAGAAAGATGTTAGCATCAATAAAATAGCTAAGCAGATTGGCTATTCTGCAGCTGTAGTTTCGACTTATCTTAATGGCAAGTATACTGGAGACATTGCCAAGTTAGAGTGGGCAATTGCTTCTTTCTTAATGAGGCAGGAAGAGATAGAAGCAATGCCTAAGGAGAGCATTCCATTTTGCCCGATTACTAATGCTGAGATGGTGTTTCAAATAGCGAGGACCTGTCACATTGAAAATGAAATTGGTGTAATCGTTGGAGAAGCTGGGACAGGTAAGACAAAAGCAATTAAGGAATATGCAAGACAGAACCCGGATGTGATATTGATTGAGGCTGATTTGAGTTACACGACGAAAGTATTCTTTCGAGAATTACACAAAAAGATAGGACTTGATGGGACTGGAAGTATATATGACTTATTCTCGGATTGTTGTGAGAGATTGAGAGATAGTGGTAGAATGATAATAATTGATGAGGCTGAGAATCTGCCATATAGGGCATTGGATATGATAAGACGACTATATGACAAAACTGGAGTAGGATTGCTATTGGTTGGGCTGCCAAGACTAATTGCGAACTTGCGAGGAAAACGCGGAGAGTTCAAGCAGCTATATAGTAGAGTAGGAATGGTATTGCAATTAGATGAATGGAGTGAGAGTGACACGAAGATGGTTGTTCAGACGGTGTTTCCGATGACTAATGGGACATACAAGACATTCCACGAGTTGGCAAAGGGTAATGGGAGAAAATTGGAGAAGTTGATATTGAGAACGAGCCGAGCTGCAAGGTCGGGCAAGAAGGAAATTACAGATAGGCTTGTAAAATCGGCAGCGGAGATGTTGTTGCTATGAGAGTTAGGATAAGTAAGCACGCAATTGAAAGGTTTAAGAAGCGGTTTGGTGAATACCCGGATGATACAATTAAGAAGAAGATATGCAGTTACATTAAGAAAGCAGAATATGTGGCAGACAATGAGAATGGTGTGTTATTAATTCACAGGAAGAAGAGAGTTGGAATGATTTTACAAAACAGCGTAGTAATAACAGTTTTTAACTTAAAAAAATAAGGAGGAAACAATGATAACATTCATAATTGGACTAATGATAGGAGCGATGATTGGTTTAGTAGTTGCATCGCTTTGCTGGGCGAGTGCCTTGAGTGACTTGGCGATTAGAAACTGCATTTTAGAGGAAGAGACCAAAAGACAGAATGAAATGTTGGAGCAATTAAAACTCAAATATGAAGGGAAGAAGGATGACAGGTATGAAGTGGGAGGTGTGTTATGACAGCTCTGATAATACTTGTGTTGATTACAGGAATATTGCTTGGTTTGATGTTTGCATTTGTTGCGATGCTTTACATTGGCGAGATTACAATTATTGTTGATAAGACAGATATAACTGATTTGACAAACAAAAATGAAAGGATAAAAAAATGAGGGCTTTAAAACTTTACAGCAAATACTTGAAGAAAAAATTGGCTTATGAGAACATATTGAAAGAATTGAAAGACGAATGTTTGCGGGAATTAAAAAGAACAGATGATGGCAAGGCAGTAGTAGATGGAGTTGAATATCATCTTACAAAGAAAGTTGAACGCAAATACACACCGCAAGTTGAAGAAGAACTTAAAAAACTTCGCAAGATGATTGAAGAAATCAAAGAGCTTGAAGAGAAAGAAGGCAGAGTTGTGATTAAGGAGAAAGAAACTTTTGACAGCTACATTCCAGCCAGTTCACTGGAGACTATGTTAGCTGAAGTGCCTGATTATAGGAAGTTTTTTGGCATTAAGGGATGATGGAGGTTGCGATGATTTCGAGAGCAGTAAAATCGCATTGGAAATTAGTTTGGCGGACTTTCAATAAGGCTGTGAAAGTTACTTTACAGGATATTAAACAGAGCGTTAAAGCGGTGTTTTATTCAGCTAAGAAGTCGGATTATCTTTCCCAGCAAAGGACATTATTCAGGAGATTAGAGCGATATGAAGGGAGAGAAGGTTGATTGGTTTGAGTTGTATCGGCAGCGTAAAATTACGAGAGCGGAGTTAATTGCTAAGGGGTACTCTCCGAAATCAATCTGGTCGATATTGAGCAGACGAGGGATTAAGGTGTGGGATACCAATAAACTTGATGCTGGAACGATTGATGCAATAATAAGAGATTACAGGAATGGTATTACTCGCGAAAAAATTGCAAAAAGGTATGGATTAGAAATGTGGAGAATAAACTCGCTATTGTATAAAAAAGGCATTGAATTATGGGATAATAAGAAGTTGAGGAAACAGAAGAAGAGAGAGAGTAAATATTTCAATTGGGATGAATTGAAATATCACTATATGGTATATAACAAATGAGAAAGACAAAAGTTAGAGAAGGATATTTCTCTGAGAAGATAAGAGATATTAGTTACATTCAGGAGTTGCCTAAGCTGGGCAATATGCAAGAGAAAGTATATGACATAATTAGAAGGTTAGGACCGATTAGCACTGAAGAGATTGCGATTGAGCTTGGAGTGTATCCGCACACAATAACACCGCGAGTGAAGGAGCTTCGCGAGATGGGGTTGGTTGAATTCTATGATATTGGTCAATCGCATCGAAGTGGTAAGGCAGTGAGCTTATGGAAGGCTGTTCCGCTTGGTAGGAACCAGGCGGAACAGCTCAGCTTATTTTTTGAAATGCAAAGAGGTGAAGATGGGAATAAGCAAAGGGATGATAAGAAAAATCCATTGGATAAAACGCCAGGCTGGTATGAGTGAAGAAGAATACAGAACAATGTTAGCCAGCTATGGAGTTGAAAGTAGTAAGGAGCTGAGTTACTGGAGAGGCGTTGAGTTGATAAGGAAGATGGAGAGTTTAATTCAACAAAAAGTGAACCGTCTGGAAGACGGCAGCACACAAGAGAGCCAAAAAGTGAACCGTCTGGAAGACGGCAGCACACAAGAGAGCCAAAAAGTGAACCGTCTGGAAGACGGCAGCACACAAGAGAGCAATACATTAAGTAGAAAGTATGAAGAGTTGGGTGTAAGATGGGATGAGGTGCGTGGTGAATATATGGCGACACCGAAGCAATTGAGGATGATAGAAGCGATGTGGATGACACATCCATTAGTTGACCAGAAGAACGAGGAGGCACTGAGAAAGTTTGTAAAAAAGATTACAGGAGCTGATAAGTTGGAATGGTTGTATATGAGCGATATTAGAAAAGTTGTTAATGCTATTAAAAGTTTAAAAAAGAAAAAAGGAGAGAACCTTGAACCTTGAATGGATAAAAGAAATTGATTATAGAAAACACCTAACGGGTGACCTTGCGGAGCTTGAAAAGATTATTGGGATTGATAATCTCATAAAGATATTGGAATATTTCGGGAAGACAGCCATTTACATTAGTGAGAAGCCAATATTAGAAATGAAGAAGGAATACATTAGAAAACATTATGGTAAAATTGGGGCAAAGGAACTTGCGAGAAAACTTGGAATAAGCGAGAGACTTGTTTATGAAATAGGCAATGAAAAGGTAACTTGTGAGAAAGGGTTATTCGATGGAGAATGAATTTAAATCGCCGGAGATATTGGAATTATTAAAGAAGAAACTAAGTGGTGACAATAAGTTAATGGTAGCAATTGCGGAGACAATGCGAACGGCGGTTTTGAAAAATTTTGAAACAGAAGGTGCGAGATTAGGGAAGAAATGGCAGCCACTTAGTTTGAAAACTTGGATGCAAAGGCAGAAGAAGGGTTACACAGGACCAATATTGCAACGGACAGGACAATTGAAGCGAAGTATAGTGAGTAGTTATGGTGAAAATTATGCACAGGTAAGCACTAATTTAATTTACGCGGCGATACATCATTATGGTGGACAGGCAGGCAGGAATAAGAAAGTGAATATACCAGCCCGACCATTTATGCAATTGAATAATGATGATTTGGAGAAGATAAAGAAGAAAATAATTAGTGCATTGACAAAGGGCGAATGAATTTTTAAATTGAAATGTCGATTAACCAGTGAAGTTCACAAAACTCTTTACACACCCTCCGTGGCGTTAACTTCATTGGAGGGGGCTTAAAGGCACGGAACTTTAAGTCCCTTTTGCATATAAAAGAGTTCCTTTCCTATAATCATCAATATTTTTTGGGTTTGGGAATGCATTCCATACGATGAAAGAGTCTTTCTTCTCCTTCACGATGATATAATAATTTCTTTTCTTTTTGTCCTTGAATAATCCAATATAATGTTTACGATATTCAACAAACCCTTTGTCAGATTTATACAGACTTAAATAGACTTCATAAGGAGATTGTAAGGTTTTATCCAGAAGAGGGAGGAATCTTTCTCTACCATCTTTTTTAGAGATTAAGTATTTAATTGTATTGGTTGATAGAAGGGCATTTTCATTATTATAAGTTTTAATATTAATGTAGTTTTTGTTTTGAAATTGGAAATAATCATTTACCAAAGTCCAGAATTTTTTTTCACCAATATCACTGACGGTGGGGAATAGTTCTTTTATTTCTTCAAACATTGAGTCATCAATTTTGTTGAATTTTGGCCGTTTGTAATTGGAGAAAGTAGGTTGTTTTTTATAGATTTCAAAAGTTCCGAAATCGCTGTCAAATTCAAGAGCGGACTTACCGGGGTTATAGTCCCAGCCTTTATCGATTTTAAAATTTTTGAGTAAACTTTCTTGTTCCTTACCACTCAACCTTGAAGGTTTATCTAAGTTTAGTTCTTTTAAATCATCATCATCAAGAGGGATAACAGTGCAGCGGCAGTTCCACCCATTTGGTGGATAGATTTTATCCCAGATAGGGTCATCGGCGCGAAAAACTTTTCCGTGGAGAGCGCGGTGTGATGGTCTTGTTTTACTATCAAGGACGGCGTTATACAACCAGTAAGGGTGGTCTTCAATGTTATCAATCATTGCCTTGTAATGACCGGCTGAATAAGCGACATCGAGATTGGTGCGGTAGATGGTTTTAAGTCGCCAAGGTGAGCCAAGTAAAACTTCTTTTTCTGGGTCGATATTAGCAGGTAGTTCAATATCAGATGGGACATCTTTAGCTTTTACTTTTCCCCACCATCCTTTTGCTTTGAGGGATGGTTCAATATTTTTTTTGAATTGTTCAAATGTTAAACCTTCCTCGAGTGCTTTCTCTAATTCGTTGCGGAGCTCGGTGAGAATATCGAGTTTCATTGCCTTTGCAACTGTGAAGGCTTTTGTGTGGGCTTCTTTCCAAACATCCTGCCAATTCCAGGATATTTTAAAACCTTTTCGCTTAAGATACTCAATAATTTGTTCGGGTTTGCTGCCTAATATAAGTCGGACATCAATATCATTCATTGGGCACTCTCCCGTCCTTGTGCTTCAGCGACGAATATAAGTCGAGTTAATAAGTCTTCAAGTTGATTAGTTTTCATTGTAGGGTAAGTTTTGGCAAGTTCTTCCATAATCGTATCATAATTTTCGCCTTTTTTAATGAGCTCTAAAACGGGTTTTAAGACGGGTTCAATTTGGAGTTGAAGGAGGCTATCGGGCAATTGATTGATAATATTATCTGTTGCAGTTTGCTCGGAAGCCAGCTTTTCTTGTTTTTCTCGAGCTTTTTGAATTAAAAAATCTCTTGTTAAGTAAGCGAAATCTTGGGTTTCGGCGAAGCTGGAAACTTGGTTTACATTTAATTCAAAATCTTCAGGTGCAAGGTTGTAATTTTTGATGTAATATTCTTTTGTGAACTTAATTCCGGTATTCACTAAAATCTGGTCTCTTTCAGCAAGCAACTTATCGACATCTTGCTCTTGGTAGAGGATGAATTTAGGCTTTTCGTTTGAGTTAAAATTAATCGTGTAGATTAAGTTAATAAGACGATTAATTGCAGCTTCGACTAATCGTTTGTCAGCCAGGTGGATTTTCTCCAACTGAGTTTCCATTGTTTTAGATGCTGCATAAGTGCCACGCTCTCCTACTTCGGTGGTAAGTGTCTGAGTGAGAATAGCTTTGCTGATTTCTTGGTTTATAAAGTCAAGTAATTGTTTGAACACTTCCACTGAGGTTGTTTTACTCGCTTCAAGAATATCGATGCTGCTATCGTCCGGTATTACTGCGACGGCGTCTTGTATCATATTATTAAGAGCATTGAGTAAGTTATCAATATCTTCTTGATTGCTGCCGCGTGGGAGTTTACCAAACAAAAATGGCTGACCATACTTTTCGGTAAAAGTAATCCAAAACTTCAATCCACCGCGTTTGAAAGTAATTGGCCAGAAGCATCTTGAAAGTAGTCTTTCGCCATAAGGGTTGGAATAAGTTGGTTTATGTTGAATTAAAAGGAATTTTAATGGATTAATGGGCTCGCCCTCAAACCTGCCAAGAGTAGCATTGAAGTTTTTCTTTAAGTTTAGTTGGTTATTTAGGTCGAAGAAGAACCACTCTTGAGGTTTTTCTTCAATTCTTTCAGGAATTAAGTAGTTGCCTTGTTTTTTCCAGATAATTTCCAATACAACATAACCGAATAATGGGGCATTTAGGATTTGGTCAATAATGTTTTCTAATGGGAGTGAATTGAGAATGTCTTTGATGAAATTAAACTCAAACTCATTAGAATTAAGTTGCTGGAGCTCCCATTCTTGACTCAATACACCAGCTTTGCGTTGTTGAATTGTTGAGAACAAGTGGGGATCGGTTAGAAGCTCACGATAAGTCGTAATATCGAGACCGCGTTTTCGAAGGATTGGGTCTGGGTCTGGCAGCATATTCCAGTAGTTTAATATCTTCTCAAAGTTTTGGCGAATGGCGATTTCGGTTGTTAAATAATTTGTATCCATATCAACTCCTTTCTTTTTTCTTCGAGCAGGATGCTCGAACTACTTTAAAAACTTTCAATCAACTTTAAACTTTCTCTTCGTGATTTACTTTTGGCGAAGACCACTCCTTTATTTCCTTTGGCAGCATAGCACGCTAAGGCTAATGCCCAGAATCTATCGGCGTGTCCGCTTACTTCGCTTTGCTGGACATCAAATCTGATATTATTATTCGCAGTAGTAATCTTGCGGACACTATGCAAGTCTTCTCTTATGTTCTTATCTGGTGGAATAAAGACTTGCCTATCCTCGATTAATCGTAATAAGTTATAGGCAAGTTCCTCTTTAATCTTGCCTGTAAAAGTAATTGGTTCAACTCTGTATCTACCAAACCTATCTTGGCTCTCCTCTGCCAGCTGCATACCAAGACCAGTTGCATCTATGCAAGCTCGTCGAAATCCGGGTAAACTCAAATATTGGAATAAAACTTCTTTCTGTGCTTTGAAAGGTGTTTTTTCAAGTTCGATTACTTTTCGAGTGAAAAGAAACTTTTCAACTTCTTCCAATATCCAAATTACTGTTAAGTCTTTCTTCCGACCAATATCAACTCCGATATACAAGTTAATGTTAGGATCATTCAGGCTGGAAGCCTGAGTTACTATCCCTTCTCTTTCAATTGCGAAAATTTGTTCATAGGATAAGAACGCAGTTGCTTCGTCAACTGGTGTGCAGCAATATTCTTCTAACCAAGTAGTTTTATCGAAGCTGTTTTCTTCTTGTTCTTTTAGCCAAGCATCTCGTTCTTCTTTAGTTGTTTTCTTTTTTAAAATCTTATCAACCAAGCCTTGTTCGACTGCATCATAGATTGTTGTAGTGTGTAATGACCAATTGAGTTTTCCTGATTTGATGCTTTCGACAAACTTATAAGAAGAAGAGGCATACAAATTACTACAAGATGATCTTGAAAGAGCTGCCTTGATAGTTAATCAACTTGTTCGTGTGCCTCTAAATCAAAACCAGTTTGATGCTCTAACAAGCTTCGTTTTTAATGTTGGAGCCTTAAATTTTAGAAAATCTACACTATTACTTCTTTTGAATTCTGGGAAGTATGAAGCTGCAAGCAACGAGTTCTTAAAATGGACAAAAGCAAAAGACCCTAAGACTGGTCAGTATGTTGAATTAAAAGGTTTGGTTAAGCGAAGAAAAAAAGAGAAAGATTTATTCGATGGAAATATTTAGAGCAGCAGAGCAGAAGAGCAGTAGAGCAGCAGTTTTATTGCTGTTACTTATGATTGGCTGTAGTTCACAGCCAAAGTATATGACTAAAGTTGAAGAAGTTAAGATTGTTCCAAAACCCATTGAAAAAGAATTACCAGCAAAAGTTGTGACAGATACTTTGGTTTTGACTAATGAAATTGTTAAGAATGATACAATTACTTTGATTAAGTATTTCCCTATTGAAAAGAAGTTTTATGTAAAAGCAAAACCAGACACAATTAGATTTTATCGTGTTGATACTTTGATAATTAATAATATTAAGACTGAGCAAAAAGAAAAGATTGATTACAAATTGCTTATACTATCTTTTGCACTTGGAATAATTTTCACAATCATAATTTTACGGAGGATATAATGAGTGTTAAATATGGAATAAAAGCACTTACAATACTGCCCCGAGTAACTAACCCATCGCCGCAGGCATATCACCATGTCCGATTAAGAAAAGATGCAAAACTTGTAATAACAGAAGACCCAGTGAAAGATGTTTGGGATAGGTCATTGCCGAACTGGATTAATTTTAAGATTGAAGCGGAAAGCATTTACAACGGCATCGACATTATCAATATGGCTCACCAGTATGCCACATCTGGTGCGGTGATGTGCGAGGCTCAATGCATTAATCCTGATGACGATGTGTTCGTATTTGGGTTTAATAATTATCTTGGTTATGACTTTGAACTTGAGCTTAACCCAAATGAGCGAACATTAAAACATATACTTGAAGCACGATTTGAATACAACACTGGTAAGTCAATCATTAACGATGCAAAACAAAACTTAAGGCAGTGGGGTGCAAATGACCAGTTAACACCTTGGTTATATGTAAACAACAAGATAAACTTCTTTAGCAACTTCTTTGACACCAATTGGATTAAAGATTTTAAACTTTCGATTAAAACCGTGAGTGAAAAAACAATTTGGAATAGAAGCCTTGTTAACTATCTGGATGTATCTTTGGAAATAACAAGTTACGAAAGCAAAGCAAGTGTAGTTAAGGGCTTACTTGACCTTGGATTGCTTACTACCTGCAGTATCACAGCTACAGATGGATTTGAGTTTAAGATAGAACAAGGTGTGTTGTTTCCACAACGAGAAGCTACAATTGGTGACAAGGAAAAATTTTCTAAACTAATATTTGCTGGCAAGCTCCCGCTTTCGGCAATGGTAGTAAACAATACTAATAATAAAGTAATATTACAAGGAGTTTAATTATGCCACAGCAAAATATATCAATCACACAAGGCGAAACCAAAAATTTTGAATTCAAACATAGCTCGGCAGGTATTAATGATAAGGTATGGTTTACAATGTATAATGGTCGTGACCCAGTCATATACAAGGAAAGCGAAAAGTATGGCGGAAGCTCAGACCAGATTAAAATTGTGACCACTGGTAGGAAGAAATACATTGTTAAAGTCAAGGGTATTGAAAGCGAAAAACTCTGGCTAAGTAATGTGTCATACAAGTTATATTGGATTAATCCAAAAACAGAAGAAACTGAGTTACTTTATTGGGGTTCTGTTAATGTAAGTCCACAACAACAGCAGCAACAAGAACCTAAGTTGCTCGGTCATAAGTATATACAAGTATGGGACCAGCTGCCAGACCCGAATGATTTCCAAGAAGGGGATTTGATACAAATTGATGGGGAATTGAAAATTAAACGCGAAAATAATTGGAATAATTTGTTTGGCATTAAGAACTCAGTTTTAGAAATTATTCACAACCTAGGTGAATGGTTTTTTAATTATTTTAAAAATGAAATCGGATTGGGGACGCCATATAAAGATGAAGAAACCCCGATAATATATATTCCTTTCGATGGAGATGGTTCGAGGATAATAGTAGAAGGGATAGTTAGTTATAATTATGTAACTGGTGAATATTTTAGCTTGCGAAGGCAATATTCAGAGAGCAATATTACTTTAATTTTGGATAATAATTATCCTAATACATGTTCAATCATGATTAATATTATACAGATATGATATTAATTAACGACGCCTATTGGCAAACACACGGAATTTACATTAAGCAAGCAATAATGCTTGCTTATCCTGAGTATGACGAAGATGATATTATTAATATCGCAAACTATACTGAAGCAATACAATACGCTGCCAGTAATACCAATGTAGAAGCATTTATACGCAGCACAACAGGCGTGGCAAGTTATGTAAATGATGCTAAGCAATTATATCCTCGTGTGTTATTCTTTATGCCAATGGGGAGTAACTCATTTCAAGAATTGCAACTCGTGTGTTATTCTTTATGCCAATGGGGAGTAACTCATTTCAAGAATTGCAAATATTCAATCAAGAAGAGCCACCAGTAATCGTTACCAGTGGTGCTGGAGACGAAGAAGGTAGGAATAATACTGAATATGGTAAGGGATTAGAGTTTTGGGATTGGGATTTAACGCAAACACAAGAGCCAAGCGAAGACCAATCCAGTTATAGTAATGGGATTATTTTAGGAAAACTCCTCAAAATTAAACATACTCTTAATTGCAGTTGGTGGGAGGCAAGATGGCGAGCAAGAGTAACTGCTGATAGAACTGAACCAAACAGGGAAACTTATCCTTGGGACATTCGCAATGGTTATGGCAGGATTAATGTTGACCGTGCTGTTTCATTTAAAGGATATATCCCTCCAGACCCATACTTAGACCCGACTATTGTCAATCAACCTCTAATTAAAGGACTTATTAAAGAAATAGAAACACCATTTGGGATTGGTAGCTATATTAAACTTAAGCTAATTAACATAGAATATAATAAAGTGTGGTTTCAATTAGATATATACGATGAGAAACAAGCCTACTTGTCTGGAAAGCTGCCTCTGGGAACGAAGTTTTTAAAACTCAATCAAGTCTCAATAAATTTTAATAATAGCTTATACGAATTACTTACGCAGCACCCATTACTTCAAGGTGCTGTAATTGACCAATAATCTTTGCGTCCCCTTAGCGGAATTTGCGTTTCAAAAGAAAGGATTTCAAATGGGCTACAAGATTAACAATCAAGAGTATCAGCTTAAAGAAACGGAATTTGCGTTTCAAAAGAAAGGATTTCAAATGGGCTACAAGATTAACAATCAAGAGTATCAGCTTAAAGAAAGATACACATTAAAAGAATGGGGTGAAATACTTAAGCTGCTGAGTGTTAATGCTCAGCCACAAGATGCTATTATTCAATTATTGGTTGAAGATAAAATTAAGCAGCTTCTTAATTTAATATTAGATAAACAAGTAGATGGTGAATTATACGAAGAAGATATTGAAGAAATCAGCCGGGCGATACAAGATTTTTTTTCAAGAAAGACGAGTTTGATAAAAAATACTCAGATAAGTTCGAGCAACTCAACAGAGAAATCGAACAAGCAATCGAAGAACTTGAAAGTCTGAGTGAAATTAGTATAAGAGCATCATCTTTGATGGACTATGGTATAGAACCAGATGACCCGTTGTTTCTTCTAAAGTTCAAACTTGTAGATGGAGATTTAAGTCGTATCACTTTAATTGAGAACATTGAAATTGAATATTGCTACCAATGGTTGATGATGATTAAGATTAAGGAATTGAATGAGTTAAAGCTAAGAATAGAAGAATGGGATAGAATTAAAAGTGACTAATATTTAAAGACATCACGACGATGTTGCTCATCTTCATTAAAACTTGAATAATGAACAGGTTTGAATTTGGATGCAATCAGTAATGCAATAATCACAGCCCCAATAAAATTTATATAGTTTAATGCATCAGAGTTTGGAAAAAAGAAATTCAACAGAACTAAGACAACGAATATTACTATAATAATACACAGTTTAATCATATGAATGAGATACAGTTAAAGATAGTAATTGATAATAAAGAAGCCATAGCTTCTTTAAAACTAACCGATGATAATATACAACAATTATATAAAAGCTTCAAATTAGGCACACAGGAAATAAACGGGTTCGAAACAAGATTAGTTCGTGGTTTTGAAAATGCAAGAAATGTTATTCAAGGGGTAAAGGAAACTTTTTCTTTATTTTCAGTGACATTACACAAACACATATTGGCGTATCAAAGCCAAGAAACGGCAATAATTAAACTTAATACAGCACTCAAACAGACTGGACAGTATACAGAGACAAATCTAAATTCACTTATTGAATATTCATCTCAACTGCAGCGTGTCACAATATACGGCGACGATGTAACTCAATCTGTTATGGCTCAATTGCTTGCAATGGGATTGAGTGTTGAGCAAACAAAACAAGCAACGCTCCAAGCTGCTAATCTTGCGACAGTAATGGGGACAGACCTAAACACTGCTGCAAGAGCAATGGCTGATTTATTCCAAGGAAATATAGGATTAATAGGGAGATATGTTAAGGGGCTTGATGAAACTATAATTAAAAGCGGTGACCTTAATAAAATATTGGCAATGTTGAACGAACGCATTGGCGGGCAAGCTATTGCAATTGGTCAAAGTGGAGTTGGTGCAATCGCAAGAATGAATAATGCAATTGGCGACCTGCGAGAGAACACTGGCGAATTAATTTCAAAAGCACTTGCACCAATTACATCAATGGTTGGGGACTTAACAGCAAGACTTAATAATGCATCCCCTACTTTATCATCACTTGCTGGATTAATTGCATCACTCACTACGGCATTCGTGACCTTACGAGTGACAGGATTAATGCCAGCAATTAAGTCAATTGAACTTTTCGGTGTTACTCTTACTGGTCTTAAGGCTACATTGATTAAATCAGGCTTAGGTGCATTGATAGTAGGATTAGGATACGCATTCTATGAACTTTCTAAAGCATACGAACACTATTCAAGTGTTAAGAATGCAGCATTGGAAAGTGAGATTAAGTTTGCAGAGGTAATTGCTCAACAAAACAAACAGCAACTCGAATGGGGATTACAAGATACAAAAGCAGCAATTGAAAGACTTGAATTGCGGAAGAAGGAGCTTGAAATTGAGAAAGAATTAAGCTATGAAAAACAAAAGAAAAGAGATAAAGAAGGTAACGAATTTGAAATTAAGATTGAAACAGAGAAAACAAAACAAATCAAAGAGCAATTGAGCCAAATTGAAAATCAAATTATTGCTAATAAGAACTTATTAGGTATCTATGAGCAACAACTTAATTCTGTCAATAATACCATTAAGAAAAAAGAGGGAGGGAAGAAATATTCGGAATTAGAAAAGAAACAAATAGATTATGAATTGGGGATAATTTCAAAAGCAGAATATCAACAATGGATTGAGGATAGAATTAACGCAATTAAGGGTGCTACTTATGAGGAAAAAGAATTATTGATACAACTGAGGGAAGAATTGGAAAAATTGAGAGAAGTCCCTGAGATTCCTGCTTTTGAAATTGAAGGTGAGATGCCAGAACCAGAAGAACTTAAGAATGTAATGTTTGGAGATATTCTGGAATATGCTCGTTTAACCAAGGAGCAAGAACTTGAAATATGGCGACAAAAAGAATATGAAAAAGTGAGAGAATATGAAAATGCACAGGAGATGATGATGGCGATTGATGAGGAATATCATCGGAGAAAATTGGATTTAATTGCTGAAGAAACTAATCAAAGAATATCGGCAACAAAAGATGCATTATCCTACATTTCAGGTGCATACGGGAAACATACGGCATTAAGTAAGTTGGCGTCCATTGCAATAGCCACAATGAACACTTATGAGGCTGCTACTAAGGCACTTACTGCTGGACCAATTATTGGTCCAATTCTTGCGGCTTTAATTACAGCTGCAGGTCTTTCCAATGTTGCTAAGATTGCATCCACGCCGACACCGACTGGTGTCGCTTATGAACGAGGCGGCTTTGCACTCGTGGGGGAAAAAGGTCCAGAAATCATTGCCCCTGTAATAGACTATGCACAAGGTCAAGCTATGTTAATCAATGCAGTTATATCCAAAATCAATACTGCATACGACAACAAAACTCTTGATAAGATGATAAGTAAATTAGATGACTGGCATCGTTCACTTGAGTTTAAGATTAGAAGGGGCGATTTATATGCATCTTGGGATTTAGAAAATAAATTCCGAAAACGATATGGCGATTAACCTTCAAACTACATTAAAGGGTTATTCTATTACAATTACAATTGATGTTGAAGATTATGCGACATATCCAATATATTTAATAGACCCACCAGAAGTATCCTACAATGCCGATAACTACGATAATGAAAATCTGTTTTTCCCCAGTAATTTGAAAATTAGTTTCTACTGCCCAAATGACATATTCTATTTTTTGTCTGAGTATACTATTATTCAAATTCAATCGGGTAATGAAACCATATTTTTTGGAAAATTAGATTATGAGAGTATTCAATATGAGCCAGAAAATAAGAATTATACTTTAACTTTCGTGGATAGAAGCACAGAATGGATAGAAAAGAGTTATCAAGACTTCCCTCAGTATATTGGCAATAACAATGTTACTTCAATAATCTCGTTATTGACTAATATCACAGGGCTAAGTATTATTCATAATTATCCAAGTAATTTTGTCACTCTTAGAACTGCTCAAACATTCCCACTTAATAATAATCAACCATACGTTGCTGGTATAGGTAGATGGGGAACTTATCCCAGTTATTTTTTTGACGGAAATTACCAAACAGCCGGGGATATTATTAAGGCGATACTGAATAGCGTTGGATTGTTAGGATATGTTCAGGGGAATAATTTAATCTTATGCAATAAGTTTACTTTTGCTAATCAGATTAATTTAAATCCTTATAACATAATTGATTTAGAATATTCAAAAACTCTTGCTTATGATTATGTCATTTCTAGTATTAGAATAGGTCCTACTGCTCGTTATGATTATATATATGATCAGAGAATAAACCAGTTATTAAATCCTAAGAAACAGATTACATTGAAATTTGAGCTATTGGTAGGGACAAGACCAGATAATCCGGATTTATCATTTAGCAATGTTTGGATTGATGTTCCGGGATATATATATCCACCGAGCGGAGGGTGGTTTATAGCGGATTTTAATTCGGCGACATTTGGTTCGGGATACAAATCATTATGGAGGCTGCTAAGCGATGCCCTTGTTGAAAGATTGATAATTAATAGAGATGAAATTAAATTAAGATATAAAGGTGATGTTAAATTGTTTGATAAAATTAGCTTAAATGGTGATAAATAGATAAAATTAGCTTAAATGGTGATAAATATCTGGTTAATTACATATTAAAGAAATTAGGCGAAGATATAGTTGAGTGTAAAGGACTTAAGATTGTATCAAAATGATACAAGATTGTATCAGAATGATACATTGCTAATTACTTTCTTGTTAGAAGCCTTGTCAAAATCTTTGCCAAACTTGGTGATAATTTTTGCCAAATTTAGTGATAAGTTATA